TGACTCACCGAACACATTTGCTCTTGAGATTGTGATTGCAGGGCATCCAGCGTTCCCAACGGAGTATTGACCTGAACAACCTCTTCGGTATCTTTATCGAGCAACATCAGCCCTTTATTGCTACGCCCGAGAGTAAATAGCTCCGCGCGCGCGAAGAGATCCGTACCGTCGCAAGCCGGCCCTTCGCCGCCCTGCAAAACCTGATCCATCTTAGTTGCGAGAACGGTAATGCTGAAATTGTTGATGAGATCCGCTACGCTCTGCCTGGTGCGAAGCCAATTATTAACGTAAGGCTCCGCAAGTTGGCTCAAACTGATCCCGCCAAAATTGAAGGCTGGTTTGAGCATATCCGGCAACGGCCTGGTGATAATCGTCATGAGGCGGGAAGAATGAATTTTCTTACCGAGCATGAACCAAAAAGGTGGGTTGTAAAAATCAGGCGCGCTCGGATCGATAGCGTTATAAGAGAGCGGAGTTGTCCACATCGCCTCAACTGCCTTAACTCGAATCTTCGCACCTTTCTTGATGGTTTTGTTGCTCAGAATGAGCGGGGTTTCCAAATCCTGATTGTCAATAACGAGTACGATTTGAGCGCGGCCAAAATAACTATCGTGCTCTGCGGCCAAGGCGATTACATCCTTGAGCCCAATTTCGGTAATCGCTTGCTCTAACTTCGTGAGCTTGTCTTTGGTTTCATCGCCGGCCGTCTCAGAGCTGTTGAGTGTAATCCATTCCCGAGTTACGGCCGTTGCCATCGCATTTGCAAACGCGCGGTACTCGGGGCGAGTGGCGAGAAAGGCGAGATAGGGGTAACCGGGGAAGCCAACAACCTCAGGGCTCAATCCCCAAGCCGATAGCCCGTAGGTATATGCGTTGCTCGCAAACTCGCTATCCATAGCGATTGCCGGCTTCGTTCCTACGGGTACCACGCCTGGAAACAGCTCGGGGGCCTGTAGAGGAAAGCGCGGGGCTTCCTGAGCCTTTGTACGCGCCTTGCTAACCGCTGATCGGAGACTGTTCGGCCTGGGTTTCTTCGGCATCGCTTCCGTACTCCTGAGATTCCTTGTAGAGTGTACCGCAATCCGCGCACAAAATAACGCGATGATCCTTCATTACTCCCTGTTCGGAAACTCGATAGATAGCCCTCAAAATCTCATCGCCAGGCCAAATATCATCGCCGCACTCATCACAATTACACGGAAGAGTGGCACGCGCCGAATCACTCATAACTGAAATCCCGCTTGAGAGAGGAGTAACAAACGAACCGAGGAACACGCGAGCGAAGTAAATCGAGCATCGCCTCAAATCCAAGAATCTCATCAACGAAATAAATCCGCCCGTCCCAAACCGCAAGCGCGGTCCATCCAACGCGATAGTAGAGCCGCGCGGTATACATCGGCGGGGGAGTGTTCGGGAAATCCATCGGTTGCCATTGAAACGTGTAGGGCATCTTATCAGCGATGTAATCCGCCCAACCCTCATAGACTAGCGGCCGAGGAGCGCAATTCATTTCAACCCATGTACGTTTAGGTCGCATCTATCTCCCCGTTGCCAGTTTCCAGGCCGCTAAGTTTTTGTATGGAGTGAACGCATGAACCTTAGGATCGAGAACCACACAAGGGTATTGAGGTTGAGTGAAAATCGAGAAGTAACGCTCAGCGTAGAGCGAGCCTGTGTTGAGCGTGCCGGCAACCATCGATAGGCGCTCTGTTGGGCCGTCATAGTAGTGCATGAAAGCTGGCGTATGAATATCGCCCATAAGCGCGATCTCTCGATCAATCCCCTGGAATCTCATGTACCGTTGGCCCGCGTGACAAGCGTTCAGATAGGAATAACCCCTGAACTTGTGACTGACGCCAATGCGATAGGTTTGCTTACCCACCTGAATATCAGCGTGGCCGATGCCATCGAAGTAAACCGCGCGCTTACCGAGCAACCATTTCATGACGCCAAAGCCGGCCTGTTTCTCGGTGCGCTCATCCTCATGGTTGCCCCAGGTACAGAACGCAACCTTCGGGGAGATTTCCTTAAACCAATCTTCCACGAATTGCATTTGCTTTTCAGGAGAGAAAATCTGAGCGCATACCTCAGCCACGGATCGGAGCTTAATTGCCATCTCCGCAAGATCTCCGATGATGGCAATGTAAATCTGAGGATCAGCTAGGATTTGCTCAGTCATTTTGCGGAAGATCTTGTAATTTGTTCCCCGGCTCCCAATGTGCTGATCGGAGAAAGGGAGCAAGCAAATCGGGAGCTTGCCGTCGCCCAACTTTATTTTCGCGTGTTTCTGAGATACGCTCGCGCGCCGATAAAGCTCTTGGAGCTTAATGCTCGCCGTAGACCACTCCCGCCAACTGAATTCCGCTTTCTTTTTATTGGCGCGAACGGAGGTAACAACAGCATCTTTTAGTTTCATGGTTTTGATTGTCTCACAAATTCAGAGATGGCTTTCGGGTTCCCCCAATAGCGGCTCGCGGGAGTTTTTGTATTGTAATTTTTCAACGTTGGAGATTCAAAGAAATGGTTATAACGAATGGAACCGGGATTCACTTTTGCTCTTGCCGCCAACTCCTGAATCGTAAAAATCTCATCGACAGGAGAGCTATCGAGAAAATTCTTGACTCTAATGGTGGTGAGAGAGAGCGGCTGCTCGTAGGGCTTCCCATTTAGCTTTAATTTGGTCATGGATAAATAATAAGGGCTCAGGGATTATTGTCAACCCCTGAGCCCTTATTACGCTCTAGCTTGTAACTCCGCGTTCCTCCATTTCCTCACCGCATTCGATGATTTAATTTGCTTCCCTACTTACCTTCGGGGCGCTTATCCAGACCCTTTTCTGCGAGGATGGCGGCCAAATCGTCAACATGTAAACAATCGCAAAGGCACGCTCTCGCGTTTGTTGGCTGTACCGGCGCGATATTTCCGTTGCAATAGTCGTTTCCCGGCGTTGCGCTATGCAATACACCGAAAGCCTCAATCGTAGCCCCGCTATATCCGAGACTCACAATTTTGTCACCGTTCTTCGCTTCACGTCCGTTGCGATAGTGCATATTCTTCCTCCGCGTCGAAATCTCGACTCGTTGATTTTACCTCATCGCTTCATCGCATTAGCAAGCGCCGCACCCGAGATCTTCAACCTGCCGAACAATGGATAGAGCCGGCGGAGAGCTTGCGAGAGCGCGTCCACTTGATCATCATGAGCGGCCGCCGGGAACGTTGTAAGCTCGCTCACCAGAGCTTTAACCCAAGGCGCAATGTCAGGATGCGGAAGGAAGATATTGCGCGCTTCCCATACACTCGTTACCGCGTGAGCGCGCGCGAGCTTCGATCCGTCAGGCTCAACCGCGAGCAATCCGAAAACTGTTTTCTTGAGGAAGTCGATCACCGCCGGCCCATTGGCTTTATCTTCAATCAGGATCTCGCGCGAGATCGGATCTTCTGAACGCAACGACGCAACCTCATCGGCCGTCTTTGTGAAGCTCATGCGAGCCCGGCGTTGAGCGAGTAAGTAAGCGTTCGCCCCTTTCTTGCCCCATTTTTGCCCAACAACGTAATCGGTACCGTCAGTATCTTTGAACGTGCAATCCCACGAATCGATCACCTTATCGAAGCTCTTTGGGAGATCCTTCGGAAGATAGTATTGAATGCCGATTTCCTTGAATACGTTGCCTCCGAGCGCCTTAGGGCTCTGCTGATAAAGAGCTGACCACCAGTAATCTGAAAGCTCATGCTTAAACTCTAAGACTTGCTCCAACGGATGCAGCGCGGGAACGAGCGCGCCTTTGGGTAATGCGGGGTTGTAGCCTACTTCGTTCGGATCGTTAAGAGCTGGAAACCTCAAGATCGTCAGGCGCGGATTACCGGCGTACATCTCGATTACACGGCCACTCAAATCATCTTCGGCCCACCTGGTCGCCATGATGATCGTTCCTGAATTCGCGCTCATGCGCGTTTTGCTGGTGGATTGAAACCAATTCCAGATTTTTTCCTTCGTGACTAACGATAGAGCTTCCTCGTTATTTTTGATCGGATCGTCAATGATGAAAATATCGGCCGGCTTGCCGGTAAATCCGCCCCCTACGCCATCGCTGATGTAAGAACCCGCGCCGCTCGGCGAAGTGAACTCACCATTTCGATTGACGGTATATTTGCGTTTATCCATCGCAACGGGGAAGAGAATTAGATGCTTTGAGCCCGCCAGGTTGCGGCGAACATCCAGACTCATCGAAGATGAAAGGCTTGAAGAATAACTCGCCGCCGCGATGCGAATATTCGGCTGAGATCCCAACAGGAACGCCGGCAACTTACGCGATACCATCTCTGAGTTGTGAGTGGGGATCAGGGAGTGCCCGATCAGGTACATCCCATCTTCCCTGTCCACCTGAATGCAATGGCCTTGCTTCCCCCAATCCCCAAACTCAATCGATTTGATTGCAACTCGCCGTTTCTTGGAGAAAACTTTAATTTTCTTTCGTTCTAAGCGACAAGGAATTTCTAGATCCGGGTTGAAGCCCACAACCCAGTAATCTCGCGTTCCCTGAATGCCGCTCGTGCTCAATTTCGGCGATTCCTTTACGATCGTTGCGCGCCAACCGAACGTTGCGACTAGCTGAGCGACACAATCCGCCAAACTGCGCTCAGCTGTTGTAAATACAACTCTCCCGTTTTCCTGATAAACGTATCCGTCAGTATCGATGAGCCCTGCAAGCAATTGAAGACGAGCGTCAATCGAGCTTGTCAAGTACTGATCGGGAATGAATTTGGACTTCCATTCTTTTGGCTTGGACGCTACTCCAGCCGCTTTGAGATCTTGCCAAAGCCCCTTAAAGGAAATCGTAAGAACGCCCGTCTCCTGGTGAGCCCAAAGCCCCATGACCGGGTAGCCATCCGCAGCAATCCCGTTCGCAACTTCAATATCCATCCAATCGCTGGAAATGCGAGGTGCGACTCGCGTGCCATCCCCAAGCCAAGCCCCGAGAGTATAGGGAGCAACAGGAAGCTTGCTCGCAACGCCACACAGTGGCGTAACGTGGGGCAACTGATAGTTAAAGCGAGAACCCCGCTCGCCCTGAATACCGCTAACAAGTAGAGGATTTGAGCGAACTGAGCGTCTCCCCAACGTCATCATTTGACGAGCCGATAAGACACAATCTCGCTTTAAATCTCGACTTCTCACAGCCCATTCGTGATTCTCGTGACAAAAGAAAACAGAGCCATCGGTCAGTTCGATTCGGCAATTCGAAGGGGATTTGCCGGAAACTGCAATTACTCGGCAAGTCGAGCCGTCTGGGGAAAACAGCTCGTCGCCCACAGCGAGTTCGCTGTGTGTCTTCCACCCACTCGCAGAGAGTACGGGAGTCGAGTCTTCAATTTGCTTGCCATGTTGCGGAGGAGCTTCGAGAATAAGAATCGGACGAAGGCCGGCGTTCACATCCTGAATGAATTTATCAAGCGCCGCACAAACAACCTCGGAGAACGCGCTTACCTTGAAATCAGGGGAAGTGTATTTGATGTAATCGAGCAATCGCTCGCAAGCTAAGCGCCTTTCGAGTAACCAGGCTCCCGCCGCCTGGGGGCATTCTTCCTCGGCTATTGTCTCAAGTTCCATGAGCTAAATAATACATGGAAGCGGAAAGCCCGCTCGCAACCGGCCCAAGAGGAGTAGGGCGCTGTACGAGCGGGCTATTTTGGCGCGGCCCGGAAAGAGGTTGCAATCGCTTCCGCGCTCTATGGTTTTATTTTACACCTTCAATTGTTTTAGGTCTAGCAAGCGGTAATTTAAGGCGGCCGGCCGCGATGGCCGCGAGCTGATCGTTGCTCAACTCATCCGCTGTAAATGCCGCAACGGGAATCGGGCCGCCCCCTGGGCCACTAATTTGCTTGCGGTCAATCGTCATTCCGAGAAATTTAGCTATATTTTCCAGCGCCCCATCCTGATCTCTGAACTTTACTTCGATGCCTTCCTTCGTTTGCTTGATGCCCGCGAATAGCCGGCGCGCCGGCCCGCTGAGCTTGCGAATGTCGTTGACCATGACGCGCGAGAACCCATCACCATGACAAACCGGGCAATCAGCGAGCGGCGGATTATGCGGCGAGTACCCGAAGCCTCCGAGCCCATCAGGCGCTACGCGCGCCGGGCATGGCTGAGCGCACTTCGGAGCGCATCGATGCGCGAGCGCGAGAGCAACCGCGTTCTCGTATTCAAATTGCGTCCATTGATAGAGATGATTTACGCCGTGGCAATGCCGGCAACATTCGATCCGCAAATAAATTATTTCGCTCGGATCGGCTGAGTGAATGTCGCGCCATTCGTTGAGTACCCATTCGACGGTCAGCGCAGCGGCCTGGGCGAGTTCTCGCTGTCTCGCTTCGATGGCGGCCACTATGACAGGATTTAACATAAGCTCCGAAGCGTGCTGTTGAGCCGAACGCGGAGAATACCCCGCGCGAATGGCGGCCTGAGTCCCATTAAAATCAATAGGATACTCAATCACAAAGCGCCGTTGGAGATCCGAACGAAGCTGTAATTGTTCATTCACGACTCAATCATCCACAAAATGACGGCTAATTGTCAATAGTTAGATAGACTCTTACCCCGTAGCGGCAACGGGGTAATAACGGGGTAAAGTAACGGGGTAATCATTTAACTCCTTTATTTTCTATAATATACTCTCTATATATTCTTCTAATACCCCGTCACCCCGTTGCTATCAGTCGCACGCTACATAGCAGAAATGAATGTACAAAGTACAATAGTTAGATTGTAGTAGATACAACTAACAACTATCATCTAATAAATTTGTTACGTCGATGTACTCTTAGGGGGTACGACCTGAAGCGCTACGGGGTATCGGGCAATGGGGTAACTATTTTCTACTTGACAAATACTTGTTTTCATGTATATGATTGAAAACATGGAAATTATAAGCAGAGATCAAGCGCTTGCAAGCGGTCAACGTTATTTTTTCACGGGGAAACCTTGCCGGCGCGGTCATGTATCGAAGCGTTATACGCTCAATGGGGGATGTGATGAGTGCATTCATCCTCGATTTGCCGTACAACCGGAGACTCCTAGAATTATAGATATTCGTCAATCTGATCCGGCCAGAACGGAATTGGAGCGCGCCAAGATTGATCTTCAACGTAAACGATTAGAGCTTCGTGAATCTCAGCAACAATTTCAAAGGCAAAATCGAACGGTTATTCAGGAGCGCCGGCAAGCCAGGCGCGATGCGCTCTCTCGTATGCTTTCAATTGCCGTGAGCTTCCCGCCCGATAAAACAGAGCAATTTTACGATGTGGCCTATGCTTGCGCCATTATTCGTTGCCCATCTCTTGAGCGTCAAGACGTGATCCTAAAATCTAAACCTAGGGAAACAAATCAACGAGTTAGGGCGTTCTCAAGTGATACACCAGCTCTGCAAGAATACGCTCGCTCTTTGTTTAGTTCATCTACCATAAAACCTATTATTTTGAAAAATTGGCCGGGACAGGAAATAGTGAAAGCTGAGGAAGATGGGGATTGGCCCCAAGGCGATCCACGTTAATAACCGAAAGGAAAATTTAAAATGAATTACCCAACCCCAACCCCAATCGAGCGAGTCTCCAACCGCCTCCTTAGTAGAAATGAACAGCGCACATTATTTGCAGATTGCAAATGGTCGTCAGATTGGCAAAAAATAGTGGTCTCAACCCCAAAAGGGCCAAAGTCTCTTGGGCGAAAAATTTTCAACATATATTTTGGGGGATTCACTTTCATGCTTGATGAGAACAACGAACGATTAACTAGGTCGGCTTGGGAAGCATTCAAGGCATTAGGTTGGGCTCGGACGCACGTAGTGAAAGCTGAGGAAGATGGGGATTGGCCCGAGGGAGATCCCCGTTAAATGACGAACGCGCATGATCGATGAAGATTTGGAGTGCCTAAAATGGCTCCTGGTTACGAGAGAGCATTTCATTTACGGCCAATCGGCCAGTCGTTAGCCCGCTACGCTGAGGGATATCCATTATGACGTTCACGATTGACGGCGAGCAATGGGAGATCCCCCAGGGCTGGATAGAGCGCGCTCTCTGCGTTCGCAAGTTCCTCGGCATGAGCCCCAACGCCGCGCTCGCTGATGCCCTCAACCGATGGGTTCAGCATAACCCGAAAGTTGTAAAGATTTAGCTTGACACTCTACTAGTAATGTGAGACTCTAAGAGAGTCAGGGAAGAGGAGCCCTGAGAGATATGCTGATCGAAACTTTGAAGAACGAACCTCACTTTTGCACTCCCGAGAGCTGCCCTGAGCCCGGCAAATACTTTGTGACGGCTACGGGGGATAGCGGCCGGCATTTCTGGTGCATGGCCGGCCCGTACAGCTCTCACGCGGCCGCGCTCGCCAAGGTAGCGGAAGCCACGCGCATCGCTGATAAGCATGATGGCCGCGCGTGGTTCATGGCCTGGGGAACGGCTAAGCTGCCCGATGATTCAACCGAGATCGGCCGGCTTCAAAAGGCCGGCTATATGCCCACTGCTACGCCGAAGGAGAACAATTATGAATCCACGCGAAAAAGTAACGGGTACTACCAGCGACGGGCATGACATTTTTACGGGAGACAATCTGCTCCTCCGCTGGACGTGGCTTTGTTGGGAAAAGACTCCCGCAAATGGCATATTTTCGATGTGGATAGAGACGCAGAAGAACGCGACTGGAAGGCGACTTCCACACATCAGCATCATGTGCGGTCAATGGCTATTTCAAAGCGGATGGCTTTTTGGATAATTCCCCATTTTTGAAACCAGCATAACCCAACAAAAAGGAAGGTGATTCATGCTTTACACGAATCTGAAACTGCTGAGAGAAAACAACGCTTGTTCTTCGGGGCTCGCAACTCTGATAGCCTCTCTCCCGAAGAAACATACCGCAACGAAGCTCATTCCTTTAGGCCACATCCTCAAATCGAATGGGTTGAAACATGGGATTTGGGCTCTCAGAGCAACCACTAAAGACGCGCGCAAAATTGCAGCGAGAATGGCAATTGAATTTGCGCGCCAATCCCTCAAGAATTTTGAAAAGCTCTATCCTGAGGATAAGCGGCCGCGTACAGCTCTCGAAGCCGCTACAGATTTTCTTGATGGAAAAATAACGCTCGAAGAAATCGAGAGCGCGGCGAGCGCGGCGTGGAGCGCGGCGTGGAGCGCGGCGAGGAGCGCGGCGTGGAGCGCGGCGAGCGCGGCGAGGAGCGCGGCGAGCGCGGCGGCGAGCGCGGCGAGGAGCGCGGCGGCGAGCGCGGCGGAGAGCGCGGCGGGCGCGGCGGAGAGCGCGGCGGCGTGGAGCGCGGCGTGGGGCGCGGCGGAGAGCGCGGCGGAGAGCGCGGCGGTTAAAAAACAAGAGAAGATTTTCTTGAAAATTTTATCCGCGAAAAGTGGCCCAAAATGATAACACTCTCAATCCTACCCGTACTCGCGCTGTTCGCTTTCGGCTCCGCCGTGGGGGGTCTCATCCTCAACAATCGCCGCAACAAAGCGCGCCGGGCTGAGCAAAAGGAATGGAATGCTTTCTTCGCTCGGCTCGAAGAGGAAGAAAGCGCCAAGGCTGCCATCGATAACCTTAACTTCCCGTGGAAAGGTTGACCTAAAAGTTAGTGAGATATTATCTTCATGGGGAAGAGGAGCCCCTACACAATGAACTTACAAGGCCAATGGAACTGGAAGATCGTAGTTGCCTTAACCGTAGCGGGATTGCTTGCGGGATTTCTGTTATGAAGAGTCGCCGCGCTCATGATCCTTTAGACTGCGCCATTCGTGAAGCTAATTTTCACGCTAACATCGTTCTCAGTTGCCTTATCGGAGCCGCCGCGCTCATCGTGGCTGTACTCTTCCTGATTTGGCGGGCGCTATGACCGCCCCTGAGCTGTACGAAGAGATGCGCGTTAGCGCGAATGAAGGCTCAACGGTGAGAGACTCGCTCGATTGGGCTTGCGGGTATTCGATGGCCGCATTCAACGAGCTTGGGGAATTCCACTCTTGGAAAAGGTTGCCCGCGCGCATCAAAATCCAATTCACTGAGCGCGCGGAAGCCTGGTTGCAGCGGAGGAGTAAATGAGCGAGCGCCATTACTCCGAGGAGTGGGATCTCTCCACGATTCCCGCCGATGCCTGGGCGAGCGAGCATGGCCGCAGAAACCGCGCCAAGGCTCCGCGAGCCCCTAACCTCAAGCTCAAGCCATGCCCGAACTGCAGCGAGCCCCTAAGCGCGCGGGAACGCGATTACGGCGGTATCTGTCCGAAGTGCGGATCAAAAGGATTGGGGAGGAAGAAATGAGCATTCACATCAGTAAGATCGTAGTGCTATTGATGTTAACTGGATCGGCGTTTGGTCAACAATCTAAACCCTCACCGCCCAAGCAAGACATAAGAACTGTTCATGGGGCTGACGGCTTGGATTATGTTTTTGATATGAACCATGCCGTGCGTTCACAAAACGGTGCTTCGATACCTCTCTATATCGGCCCCCCTCCCGTTGTACCTCAAAAAGGAAAGGAGTCATTCGTGGGATTTAATTGTCAAGGGGGTTTTGTGATGTTAGATAACACTGGCGCCCTTACAAGCGCATGGGGAGTCACCCCCCCAAATTCTGTTATAGGGCTGATCTCAAAAATGATTTGTGCAACACGAGACATAAGAACAATTGAGGCAGATAACGGAACGGTTTATACATTCGACATGACTTTAGTTCGCCCCGCAGCGGTACCGGGCGGCTTTGAGGTAATGGTCCATGATAGTTCTCAAGAAAATTGGGAATTCACGGATATGGAGTTCGATTGTGCGGGTCACTTCGAGACATGGAGCCCGTTCTCTATGAGTATGAGTCAGAATGGGGAGATGAGCGAATGGATGTATGCTCCTCCGCGCTCAGTAGCCGGTAGAATTGCCGAGATGGTTTGCCGAAGGGAGCTTAGTCGATGAGCATCCATATCAGCAAAGCCTATTTTTGCCAGGATTGCGAATTTATCGGAGATAACTCTAATCAATGCTCTCGCTGTTCTTCGGCGTCAATTCATCTTCTCCAAAACTGGTTAGATCGAGAGCCGGCGGTAACATTGGTGCATCCCCGCACTTCGCGCATTGTCTCACATGAGTTTGACGGAGTAGCAACAGTATCTCCGCAGTTGATTCCCAATCGCCGCGCCGGTTAGCCGAGATGTGGGAGCGCCGGCAAGAAATTTCTTGCTCCACCAGGTACGAACAGAAATTGCAGGGCATTTAAGCTCTCCCATGATGCGCCATAAACGGCATTGACGCGGCCGGCGTGGGCCGATTAGTGTTTGCGGCTTCGTAGGCTTTCGCTACCGCGTGAGGATCGGTAATTTGAAGCGCGAGCGAATCGGTTTTGATATACAAACGCGGCTTGCCGCCGTCAGGTATCACGGTGTTATTTACGCGGCCGTCACTAAGCGCGGGATGCCAACGGTACCCGAGATTTTCAAGCATCTCTTTGCGGCGGTTATGCGTGATCTTTCCACGGAGCCGCATTCCCTCGATCAACTTATCCAGATAGATCGAAGAGATCCAACCCCCATTGAAACCAGGTAAGCCCTGGGCGACGGCTTCTAAGATTTCTTGTTCGATCGATCCCGTGGAATTAAGGATAGCTTCGGCCGTGGTTGTAGTCTCGGGGGCGCGCTGGCACTCGCCGGCGGGATTGTAAGCAATGGGTATTTGATATGTATGGAGAAATTCTGAGACGATTGCGTAACCGTCACCGCGGAGCCATCGGTAAAGGTTCGGAAAATAATCTCCCTGCATTCCATCTCGCGCGAGATCTTCCACGTTCTGCTGTGCCGAGAAAAGTAGGCAAAATCGGCGGTCGTTAGCTGTTTTCTTGATGCCATCTTTGTGATTGCTGTTAAAGATGAAATTACCGCATATGTCAGCGCTCGTCTGGTCAACTCCTTTAGCTTCGATCTCAAGACCATCACCCCCGGTAATCATGGGTTTTAATTCTTCGATCACTTCGCGGCGCGCGTCAGGAACGTAAATATCCTCAACGGCGAAAAATAGTTTGTTCAGCATCCAGGCGTTGAATTCCTTCGAGAGCTTGGATGCTTTCGGCCAATGCACATAGCGGCGCCCAATGGCTTCAGCAACGCATCGGGTAAACAGCGTTTTGCCGTTTCCCTCTACCCCTTGGAGGAGTGGAGCCCATTGGAATTTGATTCCTTTATGTTGAACGCAAGCGGCCATATAAGAAAGCAGAATATCGCGATCCCGTTGATCGGGTAACACTTTTGCTAAATGGTCAACGAAGGGAGCCGGATCTCCAACTTTGCGCGCAACCTCAATTGAAACGTAGATATTGACGAACGTTTGCCCGTTCCGCTCCACGATGTAAGCCGCCGGGAGATCCGGCCGGAAGCAAGTTCCGTTCACCTTGGGGTATTGGATGAGTTGCGATTGACTGTAAGCCTCCCAAGGATCTCGGGATATGCGCTCGTTGTTGTGATCCATCATGAACGAATAGCCCCCGAAGTGAACCCGGAATTGCTCGGGCTTTAAGACTTGGCCTCCCGGTACCAGAACCCTATGGGAATCGGCGATATAGACGGTATTGGCGAACAGGATCATTTGTTCGGCGATACTGAGGAGCCGATTACCCTCAATCGCCGCGCTTGCCGGCGCCTGAGGGCCTACAGGCGAGCCCGCGAGCGGCGGGGAGGGGCGCTTATCCTTCAATACGTCCACTTGGCGCGCCACGGCCCCTAGAATCGTTCGGGGAAGGTAATCTTCGCGCTCCCACTTATCTCGAGCGAGCCGGCTGGCCGGCATGAGCCGCCGGATGCGCTCGCAATCCTTACCCGTCCAAAAGGCGAGATGCTGAGCAAGGGCCGCATCGGCCGCGGAACAGTCATACGGCCGGCCGCTCTGATCGGGGTAAGCGCCGGCGAGAGCCTTCTCATCAGCAAGCCATAAATCGGCGAAGCTCGCGCGGTTGCCGAACGCTGCGGCCACCGAATGAGATTGCATGGCGCGCCGGATAAGCTCAGCATCATCGGCCGGCCCGTACCATTCAGGATCGGGCTCAGTAGCCCACGCGGCGGTAGTTCCTTGCGAAGCGTCAGGTGGAAAATAGTAGCTCACCAGGCTCGGAAGAATAGCGGAAGCGTCAGCGTCCCAGGAACCTTGAGCGTTGATTCCCGTGAGAGCCACGAAGCGGCCAGATTCGTAAAATTCCAAACCCATCGCGTCGTTGCGGCATCCGTGAATGGGGGGTTTACCTGAGCCGAAGATATGAATTCCGCGCCCTGAACGGCTCACTTCCATATAGCAACCCGCAAGCATTTGACATAGCCGCAGAGCTATCGGGCTCCACGTCCCATCAGGCATCATGCAGTTGTCTATATCGAGGAAAAAGTAAGGATCGTTCGGAGTGAACACGAACCCTACGCCGTAATCGGCTCCCCAAAGCATCGCGGTTGAGTGGGCGAATTCTTCATCCATCCAAATAGAGGGATCATGAGCGTTCGCCACTTGGCCTGTGCGCCAATCGAGGGGAAGTTTTTCAGTTTTTCCGGCGGCCTTGGGAACCGCTCGATAGATGATGAATTGCTTTAGAGCGGGCATATCAGCGGCAAGCCTTCTCGTACTCAGCAATTGCAATGCGAGTAGAGGCAATTTGAAAGTAGTTCGGATCTTGCTCGATTCCAATGAACTCTCGGCCTGTATTGACGCAAGCAACGCCCGTGGTTCCTGAGCCCATGCAATTATCGAGAACAGTGTCGCCTGGGTTCGTGTAAGTTTTGATGAGATATTCCATCAAGGCGACGGGCTTTTGAGTTGGATGGAATTCCGCTTTAATGTCCACATCAAATTTAATGACTGAACGCGGATAGCGAGTTTCGCAATTTTTTACTTCAGAAAAATTTACCGCCCCATAGCAATCTCCAGAATCCCCGGGTTTATGGGAATTAGAATAGGCTTTCCCTGTTCCCATTTGAGGATTATAAATAGGCTTTCCGAAAACGAGAACATCTTCATGGGCTCGCATTGGCCGTCGTTTAGCATCTAAGTGGCCTGTTGATTTATTTTTTTCCCAAATCCATTGATACTTGAATTGCTCTCGGTTGCTCATTACTAAAGCGGAAGTGAAAGGCTGAGCGGCCGTCAATACGATAGCTCCGCGCGCAACCCGGGAATACGCCGCCCATAACGCATCGAGATGAATGATCGTATCCCATTTATTGTTTGTAGTCCCATACGGCAAATCGCAGAGGATTAAATCAACCGATGCGGGCGCGAGAGTGGGCATGATTTGAAGGCAATCGCCTTGTAGCAAGAGCATCAGTCCACCATTGTTGCAGCGGCTTTATGTTTGATGATCGGTGAGAGAGCGCGCGCCGAAGGATCTCCCGCCGCTAAGCCCTGAGCAATTAGATCAAAGTATTCATGCTTGATGGCCGTTTTCATCAGCGTTCGGCGAACAACATCCATTGAGCCCAACCGTTGAGATACGAGAGAATCAGCGCATCGCGCCTCATTGGCAATACGAGCGCGCGTGAGGGCCGCCCATCCACCAGGCTTGCGAGCTAGACGCATCGCGGCAATGAGAATTACTTCGCGGCGAGCTATGGGATTTAAGCGGCTCATAGACTACCTTCCCCGGTACAAAATCCCGCATCGCCGCCATCCGCTATCACTAGCTCGGCCCATTTGAGCTGAGCCGTTTCATGCTCATCGCCGGTAAACTTCCAACCGGGCCGTTTACATTCGCGCGAAAGGAATTGTGCGATAGTTGAGCCAACGAGAGCATCCGTAATCAACAGTGGCCTCCATCCGATGAGATCTGCGCTCTTGATTATTTTGTTGAGTGCCGGCGAATCGTTCCCGAGTCCATATCTTACCGGAACCCCGCGTTTATCGAGGAGAGCCCCAACGTTGTTACGCCAAAGCCTCAAGCCTTTATGTGAGGCTTCGAGTCTCACCAGGGATTGAGTGAAAGCCTCATCCTTTTGGAATCCATCAGAGGGATAGCGCTTCTCACTCGGGCAAGGAACATGATCGATGCCGAAAATATCTTTAAGCTCTTGCAGAGCTTCGAGAGATACGTCGTGACGGATAGCCCATTTGATTACGTCAGGATTCATTTAGACGCCTTACGCCGCTTCAATTCCTCACGGTGAAACTTCGTAGCTGAGCGGCCGAAGAGATCGTTAATTCCAACCACTGAATCAAGAGCTTTGGGCGCGAGCCGTTCCACTTCGGAGAGACAATTCAAAGCCCAAAGCATTCCGCCAAGGTTATCGTCAATCTCGTTTCCGTTCTCCATGAAATTGAGGAGATGCTCAACAAGATGGTTGAATCGATCCGCAACATACTCGGCATCGTTGATGCCTTGCCGCCACTGAACCGAGCCGTATTTCTGAGCACCAACGCTCATGCGTTTTGCGAGCCGGCGGATCGTGTGAGGGGAAATCAAATTGAAGTTAAGCGCCTTGAAAGAACTTTGAGCCGCGCTTGTTCCCGTGGTAACTTTCGTGGTTTCGCTGGCAATATGTCTCATCAGTAGGTAGTAATTTCCCCTTCTTTACGGATTTGAATGTTGAACGGCATGAACGCGCGGCCGAATGTCAGTTGAGTAAGCATCAAATCGCCGCCGGCCGCGATGAGCGCGCGCTCCTCATCATCCAGGCGGAGCCTAACCACTATTCCTGAGTTTGGAACGCGCTTGCCCTTGACTACGAAATCGAGAATCAAACCCCAAATTCGCGGCCGTTTCTTTTCGTCGCGCTCTATTACTTCCTGCATTCCGATTTGATCGGGAGTAAAAACCGGCGTAACCGATTTCATCGCAACCATCCTCTTCCGTGTCAATCTCGAAATATCCAACAAACGGATTATTCTGCATGACTCACCTACTTATTCACTCATGAGCAAAGTATATTTCCGCGTTGATACTCCCGTCAATACCGAACTTGGAAAGCTCAGTAAGTATCTTCGTGCTAAGTTCATTAGCTTCGCGGCTCCCAAGTAACTGAGCATTACCTACATCGATACCAAAGCGAAAATAAAAACGCCGATAGCTCTCAGATTCCTTATGCCCTCTCGCGTGTTCCATTCCCGCAAACCAGGCAATAGCGTTTCGCAACGCTCGTTGAGCATCTTGCCGTTTCATGTGATTGGAGCGGCCGCCCATTTGCGCCTCAATTGAAAGCCCCTGAGGAGCGTAAAAATCCCCATCAATGCGCGAGATACTTCCACGGAGAGCCGTCAGGGTTGCGGCATCCAACTCAGTTAAATCGCCGTCAACGAACTCAGGGCTACTCCGCGAACCGGGCTCAGGATAGAAACCGCAGTAAGGGCAACAACGATGAGTGCGCTCATAGGGTTGTAAGCAATCTCCGTTAGCGCAAACTCTGATCGGAATAGCGTCAGATTTCTTTGAACCTCTTTTATCTCTTCTATCGAGTGACCATTCCCGCCGAGCATCAGGGAGCCCATGCCGAAGAACATTATTAACATGGTCGATGATTATTGCGGTTGGCTTGTTACTCTCAGCAATCGCGCGCTTACGTCCATCGTTGCCGAGCGTATCCCAAATGGAACTTAGATATTCTGAAATCATCAGGCGGAGAGCCCGCCCAAATTGTTGAGAGTAGAGCGCGAAGCTCTCAGTAGGCCGCGCGAAACTTACAACCTCGATAGCCGGCAAGTCGAAGCCTTCACCGAATAAATCAACATTCACCAGTTGAAGAATTTCCCGATTTTTGAAGCGCCGAAGAATGTTGGCTCGAAGAGAGTCCGGGGTTTTCGCGCTAACAACTTCGGCGGGAACACCTTGCGCGCGATAGGCCGCCGCCGTCTCGCCGGCCGCTTCAACGTCAACGGCAAACGTAACCCCGAGCTTACCGGGAGTGAGACGCAAATAATGCTTGACGGCATCGCCGGTAATACTCGAAGAGTGTACGGCTTTCCTGAGTTGATCGGCATTGTAATCACCCGTAGCTTGACTTATTTTCACATCATCTAGGTTCAAATCGGAAGGGGGAGCGAAGATCCTGTAATCGGTGAGATACCCCATATCGATAATTTCCCGCATGGTTGGGGCGAGAACCATTGCATCAACCAATCCATCAGCATGACGGCCCAGGCCGCGCCCATCAGCTCGCAGAGGGGTAGCCGTGGGAAAGAGCCCCCGAGCATTCGGGAACATCAGCGCGGCCCGCCCCCATTTATTTTCCTTTAGAACATGGTGACCCTCATCCTGAACCTCTAAGCGAATCTGTTGAAACCAAGGCTCGGCCGCCATCCTGACGATAGTGTCAACACCCCCAACTCCTGTTTTTGCGGTTGGATCGAGGAAGGTGTATCCAAGCTCGGCGACTTGTAGAGCCGTGATTACTCGCACCAGGGAGGAACCTTTGCGGGCTCCCGCTATTCGATGCCTAACGCCGTTCCGCGCGAGCGCAATGCTGATTTGGGAGACTAGCTCCTGACGGTGAGCAATGGCGATTGAGGCTCCCGGCTCATCGTAAAGAATTTTCGAGAGTACGACCGTCTTACCGCTACCAGTGGCGGCCACTGGCATTACATTCACGGCCCCATTACTCCAAGCGGAATAGATGTTTTGCTCTAACCGTTGCTGGAAAGCTCGAAGGGGAACCGGCATTATCGGCAAGCCCTTTCGTACTCAGCAATTGCAATGCGAGTAGAGGCAATTTGAAAGTAGTTCGGATCTTGCTCGATTCCAATGAACTCGCGGCCTGTATTCACGCAAGCGACGCCCGTTGTTCCCGAGCCCATGCAATTATCGAGAACGGTGTCGCCTGGGTTCGTGTAAGTTTTGATTAGATATTCCATCAAGGCGACGGGCTTTTGAGTTGGATGAACTGAAGTAACGCTGCTCCCCGCGTTGCTGATGGAAATTATCGTTTTCGGATACCATTCGTCATACACTTTTCCTTGCGGAGCATTACTTACTCCGCCCATTATTTCTGTTCTAGCGTATTCAGTTTTTCCTCTCCGTTCAATTTTTTCAGGCGGCCTTTTTACCATTTGTGGATTGTAAGTGGGAGCATTTTTATAAAAAACAGAGATACATTCACTTTGAGCCATCGGCCTTTTCTTAGCAACGAGATGGCCCCTTGCCGTTACTTTATCCCACGTCCAATCATAACGATAATCTTTGATATTTGAGCAACGTAAAAAGCTGCTAAAAGGCTCACTCCCAGTCAATACAATAGCTCCCCGCGAGAGCCGCGCATATTCCCTCCACAAAGGTTCAAAGGGAATGATCGAATCCCACTTACAAGCGGTAGTTCCATACGGCAAATCGCAGAGGATTAAATCAACCGACGCGGGCGCGAGAGTGGGCATGATTTGAAGGCAATCGCCTTGGATTAGTCGCATAAATCTCTCATTCCTCAATACTTAAAAATTTTTTCGCAAAGTGAGCAATATTGACCATTGCCTATGAATCTAAAGTAGGATATATTGACGGTATCGTCAATAAGGGAGGTTCCACCATGAGCCGGGAATCATTTTTGAGCGCAAGAGTAATGAAGGAATTGAAGCGTCTACGCTTAGACGCCGATGCGATCCTCTGCAAGCATTTGAATATGCCGAGCGAGGGATTCTTAACCTCTGACGGGAAATATCTTCCCGAAGGAACCGTTCTGATCGCCTGGTTTAAGGAAAAGGCACTCGCGGCAGTAATCAAGAATGGTGCTATCGAAGCTGGGGGCAAAACTTACTCCTCACTTTCAGGGGCCGCCGCTCACTTTACGGGCCGGCCTACAACAAACGGATGGGATTTTTGGTATGCTCGGCCTCCCGGAAAAACTGAATTCATCCCCGTTCAGAAAGCGGCTGAGCTGATGAAAGCGACCTAATAAGTAAGAGCCGCAAACAATTCGAGAAACTTCCTTTCAGCCATTTCAGGAGACCACGGTACGATGATCTCTCGGAGTGGCTGAAAATTTTCTTCCCGCCATTTGGCCGGCCCCGGCCCCATTAAATCCCTCTTCTCAGTCATAAGCAACTCATTATCGGCTACCTTGACTTCTACGGGCTCGGCCGGCGAGAGCCCGAAGCGCGCGCAAACGCATTTCATCAAGGGTTCTTCGATTTCCCGGTAGGCATCTCCGAGTCGCGAATAATGCTTGATCGGCCCCGCGAGATCCACCAGGTAGGTTTCGGGCGCATCGTGAAGCAGCCCCCAAAGGCGATGAGGGGGCTTAACGTGTAAAGCCACTCTTACCGAATGCTCGGCCACTGAGTAGAATTTACGAACGTGGCCGGAATACCGGCATTGATTTGAGAGAGCGTGAGCAATATCCTCAACAACTATTTCCTCGGGCCGAGGATCAAGCGGCCAAAACTGAATGCCCGTGAAAGTTTGCAACCAATCGCCTTTTCGTTGCTCCATAATCCCCCTCAAAAATTATTATTGACGGCAACGTCATTTATAGTTTAAGGTGGTTCTCGTGTCAATCGAAACTTTGGAGGCAAAGTAATGGAGATGCAGATTAAGGCCGATTTCTCAGCATTAACCGCAGAACAGCGAGAGCATTTGGCCGGATTTATTCTCACCTTTCCGCCGATACCTGACGGTATGAGCGGTAAGGCTCTTGAGAGCGACAATATCATTCGTATCCCCATCGAACCCGATGATCCCGCCGCCGCATTCGCAAGCGTGGGTTATCCGGTATCCGAAGCCGCTCCAAGCGTTATTATTCCGCCACCCCCGCCGCCGGAAGCGAGCATAGCACCCGCCGCCGCGCCCACCGTGGGAGTGATCGTCGATAAGAGCGGGCTCCCTTGGGATGGCCGGATTCACGCAAGCAGCAAGGCTAAGAATGCCGATGGTTCATGGCGCGGCAAGCGCGGAGTTGCCCCCGGCATTCTCGCTCAGGTTGAAACCGAGTTGAAAGCCCTGATGGCGATTCCCGCATCGGCTGGCCCCCAACTCGTACCCGCCCCTCCCGCGCCGGCCGCCGCTGTGCCGCCCCCGCCATCCGGCGGCCCTGATCCGTTGAGCGGATTTATCGGGCTCATGGGCCGGGCTTCGGCGGCCATGCAAGCCAAGAAACTTACCGAAGATGAAATCAAAACTTGCTGCAAGAGCATCGATCCGAGCCTGAGCGCGTTACCCTTGCTCGCAAACCGTCTCGATCTTGTTCCCTCCGTTGCTGCGCTGATTGATGGCATCATTGCAGGTCGTTCCGCATGAGCGGAGTCCACGCATTCTTACCGCCTTCCTCCGCTTCATCGTGGGTTGAGTGTGCCTTATGGCCCACAATGAACGCGCGGTATCCGCGAGAAGCGAGCGCCGAAGCCGCCGAAGGCGATGCGGCTCACTGGTGCGCGTGGGAAATCCTTGCCGGCCGCGAGTGTAAGGAAGGCGCGGCCGCCCCTAATGGTCAAATCATCACCGAAGAAATGCTTGATGGAGCGGATTTAATTATCGAGACGGTTCAAAAACAGATGGGGATAATTCGTACTCCAATGGCGGCCTTGCGAGTTGAGCAAAAAGTTGCCGTCCCGTTCGGTACCGGCAATTTCGGAACCCCGGACTTATGGGCAATCTCAGCGGAGCTAAGGAATATTGCAATTTTTGATTACAAATTCGGCCATCGGTTTGTTGATGAATGGTGGAATCCGCAAGGGCTCTGCTATCTCGCCGGCATCGTGGAAATTCTTTGCTCTGAATGGAAGATCGGCCCCGGCGCGTTCGATCAAATGGGCGTAACCGTGAGCTTTACCGTTATCCAACCGCGATGCTATTACAAGGGAAAGCCCGTAAGAACCCACACATTCAAACTGATCGAAGCGCGCGAGCATTTCAATCGGCTTGCGAACATGGCCGAAGCGGCAACAGTGGCCGCACCAGTGGCAACCACGAATACTCATTGTATCGATTGCCCTGGCCGTCATGCTTGTTCAGCTCTACAGCTCGCGGCTTACTCCGATGCTGAGGTTTCAAACGCTCGCTCGCCGGTAGATTTAACGCCGGAAGCGGCCGCGCTCGAATTGCGATTCCTCTCGCGCTCGCTGGATAGACTCGAAGCGCGCGTTGACGGTCTGAGGGAATTGGCGATTGCGAATTTACGCGCGGGAAAGCCGAACCCATATTTCCGCCTTGAGCCTGGTTTCGGCCGTAAGGCGTGGATTATTCCCGATGGTCAGGTTCTCGCAATCGGCCAACTTTACGGAAAGGATCTTTCAAAAACCGCCGTTATTACTCCGTCTCAAGCCAAGAAAGCCGGCGTCGATGAAAAAATTATCGATGCTAATAGTTTCATTCCATCAACCACGCTAAAACTCGTTGCCGAAAATCCCGCCGATGCTCGAAAAGTATTCGGCCAACCTCTGGAGGGTTAAATCATCATGGCTCAGGATCGTCTAAACATCAGCAGTAAAGAGGGCTTGCCGGTTGGCCGCATGGTTGCTGGCAATCTCTACACTCCAAATACGAAAGACTTTGACGGGAAGCCGCTCGTTACGAAAACCGGCCCGAATGCCGGTCAAGCGCGAGTGAGTTACTATCTCGGATTCGCAGTCAAAAAGATAGGCGAAAACCATTGGGCTCAAACTCCCTGGGGCGCAAAGATTTGGGAAGTGGGGCATCGCGCATTTCCGCAAGCTGCTCAACGGCCCGATTTCGCCTGGAAAATCGAGGATGGCGATTCGGCGGTTCCGAACAAAAAGGGCCGGAAGCCCTGCGAGAATGAAGGTTATCCCGGCCATTGGATTTTGAAGCTCTCAGGGGGTTTCGCGCCAAAGGTTTACCGTCAGGAAGCCGGCGGTTATGTTCAGGTCACGGAGCCGAACTACATCAAGCCTGGTTACTTCCTCGAAGCGTCTTTCAGCGTGGACGGCAACGGCAATCAGAATAACCCCGGCGTGTACCTGAACCTTCAAATGGTCTGCTTCCGCGCCTATGGCCTCGAGATTGTCTTTGGGCCGAACGTTGAGGAAGCCGGGTTCGGCCAAGCCCCATTGCCGGCCGGCGCGAGCATGGCGCCCCTTGCGGCCGCTATACCCCTTCCTGGGGCCGCCGCCGCGCCCGCGCCGATACCTGTAGTGCCGAACCCCGGCTTCGTTCAGATGCCGCCGCCGGTCCCTACAGGTGCGGCGAATGGGAATGGTGCGCCTTTGCCGCCCGCTGGTGCCATCCCGGCGCCGCCTGTACCTGCATCCCCTTCTAACGGCCCGCAAATGACCGCCAAGGCCGGCGGGATCACGCGCGAAGCCTACCTTGCCGGCGGTTGGACTGATGCTCAGCTCATCGCCAACGGATATATGACGGCGTAAGACAACCGGGAGCCTTTCGGGGCTCCCATACAATATTCAAATAATTCAAATTCAGGAGTTAGGACAATGGCTGATGGAGTGCAATTCGTTGGCGAAGTTGGGAGGGCTGCAACGCAATACGCCGCTTATCCCGAGGACATTTTAATCGATCCTGAACTGAACGGCCGGCATGAGCATACCGGCGTTGAACAGCTCGCCGCCGATATTGCTCTGAACGGGCAACATCAGCCGGTCGTTTGCAGGAAAACCGATAGTGGAAAACCGATGCTCACTTTCGGCCATCGCCGCTATCGGGCGATTTGCTTGCTGAACGAACAGAACCCAAAGAGCCTCCGTAAAGTTCTCTTCGTCTACAAAAAGATGAGCGAAGGCGATGCTTTTATTACGGCTATCGGGGAGAATCGTTTTCGCAAAGACGTTTCGCCGATTGACGATGCGGCCAACATCGAAATTCTCCGCCGGCGATTCGGGAAAACCGACGAGGATATTGCGGCGATTTATTTTCCTGAGGCTATCGCTGATGAGGAAACGAAAGCCGCTCTCCGCTTCGTTAAGGATCGTTCCGCTCTGATCGAGTTGGCCCCCGAAGCCGCCCAGGCCGTCAGAGATGGACGAATCAAAGTGACGGCTGCAAAGGCACTCTCAAAGCTCACCAGGGAGCAACAGAGAATCAAGGTATCGAAGGCCGGCAAGATCAAAGGGGCTGACGTGAAAAGCTCCGAGCCGAAACCGGCGAAGGTGAAGAAAGCGCCCGAGCCCACTTTGTTGCTAAGGGTCGGGGCCGTTATCGGAAGCGTGGATTGGAGCAAACTTAAAGAGGATGAGGATACAATTCCCGTTGATGCCATTACCCTGATTGCGCTCAGGGATTACGTTGCGGATCTTCAAGGATGATTCCCCCTCCGCCGTTAGGGAAGCCGGTAGCGATATGCGATACAGAGGCGTACCCTAACTATTGGTTGCTAAAGATCCGGGTCAGAAATGGCCCGGTTTTTACCTTTTCTCTTCGCGCCGGGCAATCCTTCGATCAAGGAACCTGCAAGCGAATCGAGTATCTTTTCCGCCTGTTCACAGTGATAAGTTTCAACGGCAATTACTACGATGTGCCGATGATCTCGGCCGCTCTATGCGGCTTCACTTGCGAACAGCTCAAATGGGTAAATGATGAAATTATCGTTCAACAGAAAAAGCCCTGGGAGCTTGGGCTCTCTACCGAGTGGCGACCGCCGGATCACATCGATGTAATGGAAGTTCTACCAGGCGCGGGAAGTCAAAAGCAATACGCCGGCCGCATCCACTGTAAGACGATGCGGGATCTCCCCTATGAGCCTGACGCATATCTGAGCGAAGCTCAAATTCTCGAAGTCGATTCCTATTGCGAAAACGATTTGAGCGTTTTGGATGATTTGTTCGTTGCCTCCGAAGCCATGCTTTCGATGCGCGAGCATTTGAGCGCGCGTTACAAAATGGATCTTCGCTCAAAGTCTGATGCTCAGCTCGCCGAAGCCGTTATTAAGCGCCGATGTGAGGAAGCTATTGGCTCGCGGATCTTCAAACCCGAGATCGATTGGAACATCCGATTTCGCTACGAGCCGCCGGAATGGTTGACCTTTCAGGGCGACGGGTTGAAGGCCGCCTTTGGGGCTATCAAGGAAGCTATTTTCACCTTAGGGCCAACCGGGGCAGTTGTCATGCCCCCGCAGTTGGATGGGCTTGAAATTCCAATCGGTAAAGCGATTTACTCTCTCGGGATTGGGGGCCTTCACTCTAAAGACGGGGTAGCGGTCCATAAATCGGATTCGGAGTGGGTAATCCGAGACTATGACGTTGCGAGCTATTACCCAAATTTGATTCTGAACTCGGGCAAGTATCCCAAGGCTCTCGGGCCGATGTTCCTTGAAGTCTATCGAGCGTTGAAGGATGAGCGGCTTGCCGGTAAACAGAGGCAAAAGGAATTAGAGAAACAGGGGTTGAAGGGTACCCCCGAATGGCTCCGCGCCCAGGTGGATAACGAAGGCGGAAAGATCATGATTAACGCAACCTGCGGAAAAACCGGGAACCTTTACAGCGTTCTTTTCGCCCCCGAGATGTTGATTCAAACCACGGTAACGGGGCAGCTCGCGCTCCTGATGTTGATCGAGTGGCTGGAAATGCAAGAAATCGGTGTGATCTCAGCAAACACTGACGGGGTGATTATTAGGTGCCTTCGCTCCAAAATTCCAATTGTCGATAGCATCATTGAGTATTGGCAAAAAGTTACCGGCCTGGAGATGGAGAGTGGGGAGCTGAGCGCGATTTACTCCCGAGACGTAAACTCGTACATTTCAATCAAGACTGACGGAACCACGAAACGCAAAGGGGAGTATTCTACGGCCGGGCTGATAGAGAAGAAAAATCCCGATGCTGAAATTTGCGCCGATGCGGTTGCTGAATTTCTCTCGAAGGGAACGCCGATTCTTTACAGCATCGCGGCTTGCCGGGATATTCGTAAATTCGTCAAGATCCAAAAGGTTGCCGGGGGAGCCGTCAAGCTATGGGGAGAGGGGCCGCGCAAAAATGCCCTGGTGCGCGAGATGGAGCCGGTTCTAATAGCTCATGGGTGGACTAAACAGGGCCGTAAATGGTCTCAAGGGCCAACCCTTTGCACCGATGCGGCCACGGCGTACAAGAGTTGCTTTCAACCTCAGCGGCCCGAATACATGGGAAAAGTTGTCAGGTTCTATTACGGAACGCATTCGCCTGGGCCGATAATCTATAAAACGAACGGGAACCTTGTCGGCAACAGTTATGGGGCTCAACCGTGTATGACACTGCCCCCCGAACTGCCTTCGGATATTGACTATATTTGGTATGTCGATACGGCTGAAAAGATGCTCCGAGACGTGGGGTATTACGATTAATGCCAAAATTTAAGCATGGTACAACCACTCATCAAAACGGGGGATACCCTAGGCTTTCCGTTGGCCCTCAGCGGTATCGCTATGTCCATGTGTTAGTGGCCGAAGCCTTCCTCAGACGCCCCTTAAAAAAGGATGAACACGTTCACCATATCGACGGAGACGTTAGAAACCCAAAATGGACGAATCTACTCATCGTCAATCGGGAAATTCACAATGCCGTGAGCAACCGCCAATACTACTATCTCAAGCAAAAATATGAGCAAGAGAATGCGGCCTGGTGGGCATATTTTGATGTGACAGGAGAAACCCCGAAGGAAGCGAAAGAGCGTCAGGATAAGGAAGTCGAATTCGATCCGGCCAACCTCTAAAGGATCGGCGGTTCCAAACTCTTCACATACTGAGCGCCGGCCCATACGGTAGCCCAAAATCCAAGTTTGACTTTATCGGGATGTAAGAGCTGGTGAGTTTTCCAAGCCGCATCGGAGAGCATGGAATCGCCGCTCGCGCTCATGCCGTCAACGTGTTTCTCGAAATCCGCGATATAAGGGTTGTTGATCTGAGCGTTCGCGCTCTTAACGGCGGTATCCGCGTCCACCAGGAGCGGCTTTGCCGCCGCGATGGACTCGTTAGCCGTCTGGATAGTCACCGTGGCCGCCCTGAGGCTCTCTGTTGCGCCGTTGGCCGTTCCCGTGAGCGCATCGGCCGTACCGTTCAGGTGTGCCGCTAATCCATCAACGGCCGCCATATCGTGTTCAGCCGCGACGGCAACATCTTTCTCCTGGTATTGGCTCGTTACGAGAATATCCCCAACCTTCACCATAGCCTTATCGGCGTTCGCCAAGGTTCCGCAAGGATGGCCGTCGCCGCAAGGACGATTGATCGTATCGAGTGCCGCGTTGAGCTTCGAGAGCGTTGGGGCCGCCTGGTAGCCGTCAACCGCGGCAATGAGATGATGGCATAAACCAAAGCCGCCCCAAACCGTGAGGCTCAGGGCGACGATGATGGAAACTCCAATCGAATTGAGAATCCAACGGTTCATTGAGTTAAGCGTTAGGTGCGTAAGTTGCCAAAAGGCCGGTGATAATGCTCAAGAAAGCATTGGCCTTTGCAACGCTTGTTGCACTGGTAATGTGACCCTCGGTAAGCAATTTGGCAAAGTTGCTTTTAACGGCTGTCAGAAAAGTTCCGACGCTAGTAACGTTGCCCGTGGCTAACATATTTGCCACTGTCCCAAGATCCCCCTGAATGACGGTAATGATGGGATCAACAATCAAAGCGGCCGCCGGATCGACTTCAGCGAGAACCGCTTCAAAATAAGGCGCAGCCGTATTGAGATCGGCGAGCGCGGCTGCTGCGTCTTTTGGGGCATTTTTGAAAACCTTCGCAAACCAGGTTTTTACATCATCGAAAATACTTACAATTTCGTTTGCCATTGGATTTACCTTCCTTCTCGGGTTTAGGCCGGTTCTACCGGCGTCAAAGGGTTTTTGGGGAGCGGCATTGGCTCCGCGCTCTGAGAGGATTTTGCAAGGGCTTGCCCTGTAAGCAACCCGATGCCGGCCCCTATCACTCCGCTTGCGCCATCGCCGCTGATCCCGTAGACGTGCGATACAACAGCGTAGCCCATCCCGAGAGCGATTACAAGAATCGCAATCCAGGGGGTATTGAGCGAATTAAGAGCCGCGATAAGTTTCATTAGAAATGGAACCCGCCTGCGTGAACAACAGCATCAGCCACTATGGTAACGAAAATTCCAACGAGCAACCAAACGATCTTGCCTAAATTTCCAGAAATTCTCGCAAGGGTCGTTTCAGCAGTTGTAACCCTACTGGCAAGACACGGGTCATTTTTTCCGCCGTCAACCATGACGAAATTATGAAGTCTTTCGAATTCATCAGCGAGATGTTCCAAATCAGCCACTCTCATGTACCCACGAATTCAAGTTGACCGTAAACGTATGCTTGATTACTACCACTTTGGCCGGCGAGTACGTTAGTGGTTGGAATGTTCATTTCGACGGTTAAAACGTCACTTGCCGCGGAAATGACAATGGCATCAAAGGGATAGATCAAAGGTACATTAGAAACCTGGGGGAATTGCGAACAGAATTTCGCAAGCGCACTGTTTTTGTAAACAGCAACGCTCATATTTTGTGCGGCGGGAGCCGGTAAATAGATGGCCCCTGAGATCCGATATGCGCCAGCCCATTTAGCTACGAACGCCTGGGCTCCCGCATTCCAAAGACCGAGCGTATCTTGTTCTACCGTATCCCAAAGAACCTTTGCATTTCCAGCAACGAGCGTTTGTTGCGCGCTCGCATACACGCTCGCAAACGCGCTATCGGGTACCCACCCCGCGTCGCCCGTATCCGGGTCTGTCATGTTGTTGTCAGTGGTTGAGAACCAATACCCGTTACCACTCGCGCGGAGAACGCGCGCGCCCTCAGGATAACCGCCAACAGCGGTAGCAAACGTAGAATCGTAGGGCCATCCCGCGCCGGCGCTCTTCCACCAATCAATTGCCGTAGCTTCGTTTAGAATTCCGTTCATATCCAAACCGCTCATGACTACACCCCCCGGAATTGGAGTCATGGTAAGCGGCGGAAAGCCGTCGTTATAAGATGCCGCACCAGGAGTAATGCCCGTTTGCGATGGAACCGGAATTGTTCTCTTACCTCCGTAGCCGCCGGACGGAGCGGCATTCACGGCAAATGCTTCAACTATCTTTGGTGGAGCGTTGCTGAGTTGCATTAAATTACCCCCTCGGAAAATACTCCATTTCCCATTGTAGTTACCCAAGGTTGCCCCATTTCAGCGAACCCGATAACCGGAAATTCCTCAGTTAAGATGTTAGCCTGAACGCCAGCCCCTCTGAGAAAAATAGTAGAACCCGTAATAATTTGGATCTGAACATCCGTGAGCAAAAACTCGAAAACATAGAGAAGCGCCATGCCCCCGAGATCCTGAACGTAAGCGCGAACGCCGCCTCCGAGCCAATTTTGCAAAAGCTGATTGATCGACGGAGCCGAATCAATCGAGATATTGCTCAGAGCCTTGAGCAAGATGAGTGAGCGAAAAGCATCATCGTCCAAATAGGTAACAGGATCGGTGAAAATCTCCCGCGAAACCCCTACGATTTCGCCCCAAATATCGAGCCCGAATCCAATGGCAGTATCGACGTTCCAAACCACGTTGTAAAAGTTGTCAATATCCGCGCTCGGATCAATGTACTCATTCATGTTACAAATGAGCTTAACGAGCGTTGTTGAATTTCCGTACTGGCTGCATATCGTTTTCTCAATATCACGCATTTTGGGCTACCTTTTCTCTTTGCGTTTTCCGGTATAGTCTTGGCGCTACACGAGAGTGACCGTAATATTGCCCGCGTCAAGAGTGGGCTCCTGATCGATTCCAACCTGAACCTCAGTG